CTATTGCCAAACTTGATAACAGCCTGTTTTGGCTTGGTGCTGACCCTCGTGGCTTTGGTATTGTCTATCGTAACCAAGGTTACACAGGCAAACGCGTATCTACCCACGCTATTGAGTACGCCATTCAAAGCTATGGTGATATTACTGACGCAGTAGCCTACACTTATCAACAAGAAGGTCACGCTTTCTACGTTCTTAATTTCCCAAGCGCTAACAAGACTTGGGTTTACGACGTAGCTACTGGCGCATGGCATGAACGTGCTAGTTGGCTAAATGGCTCATTTGTTCGTCATCGTGGTCAATGCCAAATGAACTTTAACAGCCAAACCGTTGTTGGCGACTACGAAAACGGCAATTTATACGCGTTTGATCTTGATGACTATTCTGATAACGGCGCAGTGCAAAAATGGGTACGCTCATGGCGCCCGTTGCCGCCTAACCAAAACAACCTTAAACGTACAGCCCAACATACCCTTCAATTGACTTGCGAGTCTGGTGTTGGTTTGAATTTAGGTCAAGGTAGCGACCCACAGGTCATGCTCCGTTGGTCTGATGACGGCGGTCATACTTGGTCTAGCGAACATTGGATTTCAATGGGTAAGATTGGCGAGTATGGCTACCGTGCCATTTGGCGTCGTCTTGGCATGACTACCAAGCTACGCGACCGCATTTACGAAGTATCGGGTACAGATCCTAATAAAGTGGTTATTGTGGGTGCTGAACTATTCCTCAGCGGCACAAACACAAATGGCTAACATTACCCATTTACCTTCAGCCAAAGTACCGCTGATTTACCCTGACACAAGCACGATGTCAACCGAGTGGTATCGGTTTTTTTATAATATCTATGGGTATACCGCAACAGGCACTATCCCCGTATCCAAAGGCGGTACAGGTTTAAACACTATTGGCGACCACCAATTAATCATTGGTAACGCTAGTAATGTGTTCGAGCCAACAGAATTAGTTGGCAGTGGCATCACAATTACTTACGGTGCAGGCACAGTTACCTTAGCTATTGGCAACTCAGGTGTAACGCCAGGTACTTATGGTACTGCGTCTAGCGTTGGTCAATTTACCGTAGACGCTAAAGGCACTTTAGTTTTTGCTCAAAACGTACCAATTGCTATTAGCGCGGCTCAAATTACTAGCGATACACTTATCACTGCTAGAGGCGGTACAGGGCTATCATCTTTTGTAGCAAATCAACTTTTCTATGCTGGATCTACAAGTACAATAGACCAATCAAGCAAACTGCTGTTTGATGGTAACGTACTGACTTCTACGGGCGGTGTCGGCGGAGGCAACTTTTAAATGACAAGCATAGCGAAACATAATAGAATCAGTCTAAATTTAGGAGCTTTTTATGGCCGTTAACCTCTCCCCCGTTGCTGGCGCTGCCGCACAATTCTTTGACAATAGTGGTCAAGTGTTGACTGGCGGTAAAATTTATGCTTATTTAGCCGGCACTACTACACCAGCAATTACTTACACTACTAATAGCGGCGTCACGGCGCACTCCAACCCTATTATTTTAAACGCTGCTGGTAGAGTACCGGACAGCGGTGAAATTTGGCTTACTGAAAGCGTTTCATATAAATTTGTTCTTAAAGATCAAAATGATGTACTAATTGCTACATACGATAACTTAGTAGGAATTAACTCTAATTTTATTAACTATAGCGGCCAAGAGGAAGTTCAAACGGCAGCCCAAGACCAAACTATATTTACTTTAGCCACACTTCAATATAAACCTGCAGCTAATAATTTATTAGTTTTTATTAACGGTTCAAAACAAGTATTAGGGCTTAACTTTACTGAAACATCTTCGACTGTAGTAACTTTTGTAGATGGTTTAAACGTAGGTGATGTGGTTAATTTTTCTACCGCAACATCAATTAATACTATTCCTTTTATAGCACCTAATGCTACCACTACACAAAAAAATGCTATAACAGGCGCAAATACAGGGCAGGTATTATTTGACACTACGTTACAAAAAATGTGTGTCTACACCTCAACTGGTTGGCAAACAATGGTGAGCGCATAATGGCACAACCAGGTAACTTTACTCCCATTTTGCTGTATTCAAGCAGTACACCAACAAACGTACCGCTTGCAGCTAATTTAACTAATAGCGCTACTGGTTCAGAAATTGCTATTAACGTAGCTGATAAAAACCTGTTTTTTAAAGATAGCGGCGGTGTTGTTAATACCGTGCCTATTCGTCAGTCAAGCACAAGTTCAAATGGTTGGTTGTCTAGCACCGATTGGAATACGTTTAATAACAAAGCCCCGGCTACTAGCGGTACGTCTATTTTGTACGGTAATGGCTCAGGTGGATTTAGCAACGTAACTATTGGTACTGGTTTGACTTTTATAGGTGGAACTTTAGCTTCTACAGCTAGTGGAGGCACTGTTACTTCTGTAGCCGCAACTGTACCTGCCTTTTTGTCTATATCAGGTAGCCCAATTACTACTAGTGGTACTTTAGCAATTACTTTATCAGGCACCGCGTTACCCGTAGCTAACGGCGGTACAGGGCTAACTACGCTTACTGCTAACTATATTCCTTACGGTAACGGTACAAGCGCATTTAGCTCTAGCGCTAATCTTACTTTTGATGGCACTACCCTTACAGCCGCTAATAATGCTTCTATAGCAGGGCTTACTATTGGTAAAGGCGCTGGAAGCGGTACTGGTAATACCGCAATAGGGGTTTCTGCTCTTGCGGCTAATACCGCTGGTAATAACACTGCTATAGGATACCAAGCGGGGATTAGCGTTACGTCAGGGTCACCCAACGATTGTTTTGGAAGCGGCGCTGGCGGCGGCGTTACAACTGGAAATAACAACGTATTAATTGGTTTTAAAGCGGGTAATTTTGCTGGCGGCGCGGCTACTTTAACAACTGGTAGTCAAAATATTTATATTGGCACTGCTGTTAATTCTTCTAGTTCTTCAGTTACGTATGAAACAACTATTGGATTTAACGCTACTGGAAAAGGCGCTTCGACAACCTTTATTGGTTCAAATGGCGCTGCGGCTTACCAAGCAAATAACTCGGCTACATGGTCTATTACTTCTGACAAACGTCTTAAAAAGAATATTGTTGATAATGAAGTAGGGCTTTCTGCAATTATTGCAATTCAAGTACGTAACTTTGAATATCGTACAAAAGATGAAATTACCGAGTTAGAACCACAAAACGCTATTAATATTAAAGGCGTTCAATTAGGGGCAATCGCCCAAGAAATTCAATCTGTATTGCCTGATTGTGTAAAAATAGAATCAACAGGTGTAATGTCTGTAGATACTTCTAATTTTATTTGGTACTTAATTAACGCCGTAAAAGAACTTAACGCAAAAATAGAAGCGCAATCTTTAGAAATTTCAGCTTTAAAGCTTAATAAATAATTTATATAGCATCTTATTAATAGGGTTAAAAATGACAACGCTCATACCAAAATTTGAACAAACTGGGTCTACTGTTAACAGGCCAATTAATTTAAAATTTCAAGAAACTATTAGCGTTACTGATTTTGGTGCTAGCCCGTCTAATACTGCCGCGCAAAACGATGTTGCTTTTCATGCAGCTTCGCGGGCTATTATGGCTAATGGCGGTGGTACTTTACTAATCCCACCAGGTGAATATAAAGTTTGCCAACAAAAACAAAACTACACAGCTACGTTTGGCCCAGATACAGGAAGCGGCCCTTACGCTTGGTACGCTGAACCAGCTATTTCAATTAACGGATGTACTAGCGGCGTCAATATTCAAGGTTATGGTGCTACTTTAGTTATGCCTGATGGCCAATATTTTGGCTCTTTTACCCCGGGGACAACTACGCCGTATACGCCCACTTTGCCTTTTTGGAATATTGCTTACGCGGCTATGCCAGGCTTTTTTATTGCGTTGTATAACAATAACGGCCCAGTTAATGTTGAAGGTTTAGAGCTAAACGGAAACAACACTAAGTATGTAGTTGGAGGTCAATGGGGCGATACGGGGTATCAAGTCGCAGCGGATGGTATTTACGTTATTAATAATTTTTTAACTACAATTAAAAATTGTGTGACTAGTTATTGTGGACGAGATGGCATTGATTTATTACGTGCTTCAGTTAGTTTTGCTAGTGAGTCAAATCCAGTCCGAATTGAAAATGTAATTAGCGAATACAACGTAAGGCAAGGTTTATCCATACAAGGCGGCATTGACTTTGTTATTGACAACTGTAGCTTTAGTAATACAGGGCAAGCAATTAACGTAGGCACTACCGCCCGTTTATACTCGGCGCCTGGAAGCGGAATTGACATAGAGCCACAAACAGGGACGATTGTAAGTGATATTGCGGTAAACAATTGTGCTATGAACAATAACTACGGAATTGGTTTTCAAACTAATACGTCAGCAGCATTAGGTGGAAACATTGCGGTCAATAATTGTGAAATTTGGCAAACACACTCCTATTCTATTTCTATAGATATGGGTAATGTTGTTTTTAATAACTCAAGAATTTATGGCACTTTTAGAACAGTTAAATCAGACGCATCAGGATTAACTGCAACGCAATTTAATAGCTGTAGTTTTGGTGATCCTTTATACCCCCCAACAGGTACAATTTCTGGGCAAGGAACAACTACACCAGGTGTTGTTGGAATAGGTAACGCTCCAGGCGTAAGGTTTACTAATTGTGCTTTTAGCGCAACATATCAACCTATGGGGTCAATGAATGATTGCATTATTGAAAATTGTAGCTTTCAACAAAATGCAAGTACCTTACCAGACAAATCATGGGTGTTAGATATTTCTGGCGCTACTATGATCAACAATAGGATTACAGATAATAATTTTTCTCCGACAGCTAATGGTTATTACGTAAAACTTAACTTTTCTCAAACTTTTATTGGTAATAATTACATTAATAATTTAGTGCCAAATACACCTTTAAAATGGGTTACGTGGGATGCGGCTGATGGTGGGTACGGCGGCTATTATGGCTCTACTTCAGGCGATTGGACGGCCCAATACTTTCTCGGGATTAATAAAGGTCTTGGGATTAACAGTTATAACGGCTATATTCGAATGTTTGCTTTTACTGCTGCTCCTATAACAGGCACTTGGAAAGTTGGGGATAGGGTGTATAACCAAACGCCTGTAGTAGGGCAACCTAAATCATGGGTTTGTACTGTAGCTGGAACGCCTGGAACTTGGGTTTCAGAAGGTAATTTGTAAATAATGACCCAACTGCTCTATACCGAACAAAAGGTGCAAACGTGCTAGTAAGAATGGCTACTGCGGATGATTTAGACCAGTACGTTGTACTGGCTAAAGACTTCCACGAAGCGTCGCCAATGAACGACGTGTCTGCATTTGACGTAGAAGGTTATGGTCAGTTTTTCCTAAATGCGTTAAATAACCCCGATGTAGGTATCTGGTTAGCAGAAATTGATAGTAAAATCGTAGGCATTACTGGAGCGTTAGTTTTTCCGTTGTATTTCAGTCCTACGCATTTAGTAGCGCAAGAGCTTTGGTGGTGGTTAACCCCAACTGCACGGGGAAGTGGTGCAGGAGCCAAGATGTTCAAACAGATTGAACAATGGGCTAAAGAGAAAAATGCAAAATCTTTGTTTATGATTGCGTTAGAAGATGACCGGGCTGAAAAGATGGAAAAAGTTTACATACGCGCAGGGTTTACGCCTTTAGAGCGCACATTCGTTAAAGAGGTGAAATAATGGCCGTTTCTACAGGTGCAGCAATACTTGGAGCCGCAGGGATTGGCGCCGTAACAGGCTTAATCGGCGGTAAACAATCAAGCAGCGCCGCAACGCAAGCTGCTCAAACGCAAGCCGATGCCGCTAATCAAGCTACCGCAGCGCAAGCAGCGGCGTTAGAGCGTCAAATTCAGATCAGTGAGCCGTGGCGCACTGCTGGCACAACAGCGGTTAACCAACTGTCTGCGCTAACTCAGCCAGGCGGTCGTTTAACTCAAGACTTTGCTTATCAACCATTTAACTATCAAGCTGACCCTGGCTACGCTTTCCGTTTACAGCAAGGTCTTAACGCCATGAACGCTACAGCGGCGGCTAGAGGTGGTTTGATCTCTGGTAACGCTCTCAAAGCAGGGCAAGACTACGGCCAAGCGCAAGGCTCACAAGAGTATCAAAACTCATTTAACCGATATTTAAGCAATTACGCTAACGCGCAAAATACGTTCCAAATGAACCGTAATAATTTGATTAACCCGCTACAGTTCTTATCTAGCCAAGGCCAAGCGTCTGCGGCTAATCAAGCAGCTAACGTAGGTCAATTTGGTACATCACAAGCCGCTAACATTACTGGTGGGGCTAACGCTTTAGCCGCAGGTCAAGTCGGTTCTGCTAATGCTTGGAATAGCGCATTAGGCAGCGTAGGAAACGCGGCTCAAATGGGCGCGATGATGAATATGTTTGGCAATCGTAATACTTCAGCGTACGGTAATTTAAGTACCACCGACGCTAATTCATACGGCGAAGGTTGGGGGCCAACAGGCTTCACAGGTAATAATTAAGGAATAAATATGCCAATTGACCCAAATATCCCCCTAGGCGTACGTCAACCGCAATTAGAAAGCCCAATGAACGCGCTTGCACAAGCGCAACAGTTTGGGCTTAACAATTTGAAAATGCAAGAAGCTGAACAAATCATGTCAGAGCGCAACGCTTTGCGTGGTTTAGACATCAACGCGCCTGATTACATTAGCCAAGTTGGTAGAGTAAACCCCAAATTGGCGTTGGAATTGCAACAAGGTCAACAAAAAGCCAAATTAGGCCAAGTTGAACTTGAAGCTAAACTAATGACTAATGCTAGAAATACGCTTGCGCCTATTCAAGATCAAGGTACATACGACCTCTGGCGTCAACAAGTTGGCTCACAGTTGCCTGGTATTGCTCAGTTTTTGCCTGCTAAATTTGACGACAAAGTTAAAACTAGCTTGATGTTAGAGGCTGACAAATATATTGCTCAGACACAGATCAGCGCGTCGCAACAAGCACAACTTGGTCAATCAGAACGTCACTTCCAAATTGGTCAGCAAGGTGTTGCTCAAACATTGACCGACGCTGCTGGCAATGTAACCTTGCTAGATAAGCAAGGCAATGTAATGAAGCAATTAGGCCCTGTCGGTAAACCAAGCGCTACATTTGAAAAGACTGCCGCGTTGCAAAAACAACAAGGTCGTGATCTTGGTTTGGCAATTACTGAACTTACCAACGCTACTAAAGATGGTGGTTTGATTGACCAATCTACTGGTAGTGGTGCTGGTCGCCTTGTAGACGTTGCGGCTGGTTTTGCCGGTCAAGCAACACCAGGCGCTATTGCTATTGCCAAACTTAAACCTGTTGCTGATATTGCGCTCAAGATGGTACCGCGCTTTGAAGGCCCACAGTCCGATAAAGACACCGCGTCTTACAAAGAAGCTGCTGGTCAATTGGCTGATGCGTCATTGCCTACACAAATTCGTAAAGAAGCTGGTAAAGAAGTATTACGCTTAATGAAAGCCCGTAAAGGTCAATTTGTTAACGAAGTGATGGCAAACGAAGGAATTAGCGCAGGCGGCGTAGATACAAGCAATCCTTTACTTAAGTAATTAGGAATCTAATATGGCAGGCTTACAACAAATTCTTTCAGATCCAAATTACGTTAACGCTAATGCCGCTACTAAAGCAGCTATTTTTGATAAATTTGCGCCTTTAGACCCTAATTACGCTAACGCTAACGCTGAAACACAAACCGCTATCCGAACAAAGTTTGGCCTCGGTGTTGCAGAAACACCTATTGAATCTGAAACCCGTGCTAACGTCGGCGCTGAAATTCCAGCGTGGGGTAAAGAAAACCCACGTTTGTATCAAGTTGCTCTTAAAACACGTGAATTGCTTGGCCCAACCGCAGAAGCAGGTGGGGCTATAGCTGGTGGTCTTGTTGGCACCGCAGGTGGCCCATTAGGGACTGTTGCTGGTGCTGGTTTAGGCTATGGTATTGCTAAAGAAGCATTGACCGCTGCTGACGTTGCTCTTGGTTTAAGACAACAACGTCAAGGAGCGCAACAATATGAAGAACCTATACGTAATGTGCTTGAAGGCGCAACTATGGAAGCTGGCGGTCAAGCCGCGGGGCCTATCATTCAAAATGCGTTGTCAGCCGCAGGGCGCGGCATAACAAACGTATTAGGTAAAATTCAAGACGTTAGACAATTACCAAAACAATTAGCCGCAGATATTGCTAGAAAAACATTTGAAACACCTGCTAATTTAGAAACTGGGCGCAACGCTCTACGCCAAGCCGTAGAAACAGGGCAAACTGTAACCCCAGCGCAAGCGATTGCGCAAAGTAAAGTAATATCGCCAACAACGCAAGCTATGCTTGAAGATGTTACTGCCCGTATTGCACCAATGGCTAAAGAAACAAAAGCCGCCGCGCAATTAGCTGGGCGTCAGAGCACCATAAAAGCAATTACACCCAATATTGATGAAGCTATTAAAGTACGTTCAGCCGCCGCCGATCCGTTATGGAAAGCTGCGGATGAGTCTGTAGCCGTAGTAGACGATACGCTAAAAAACATTCTTGACCGTATGCCAAAAGGCACTTTAGATAGCGCTGCTGAAATTGCTAAAATTGAAGGTAAATCATTTCCCTCTAATGTTGATGTAGGTAGCTCGTTGACAGGTCAACAAATGCACTACATTAAACGTGGCTTAGCTGATAAAGCCTATGGCTCAGAAGCAGCTACAGGGCTTGGCGCAGATGCCCAACGCGCTGTAAAAGGATTATTAGACGAATACGTAACCGCGCTAGAATCTAAAATTCCCGTCTATGGCGACGCTCGTCGTACATTCGCAGACTTATCAGCGCCAGTTAATCAAGCACAAGTGCTTAAAGAAATGGTTTCAATACTAGAAAAACCAGGTGGTGGCGAGCGTATTACCCCGTTTTTAAATACTTTAGCCCGTGGTGAAGAACCAATGCTTAAACGCGCTGGTGGTCGAGGCGCGCCTAGGTACACCGCTATTGAAGAAGTGCTTACGCCTGAACAAATTGGTGTTGTACGAAATGTTGCTAAAGAATTAGAAACCAACGCAGCGGTCAAGCAAGAGATTACATTAGGTCAACAGCGTTTTTCAGACCTTATGAAAGATGTTATTCCTAGTTTTAGTCTACCAAACGTATTTAATATTTTTGCAACAACCGCGAATAAAGTATTAGATGTAGTGGGCGTTAAAGCCGGTAAGAAAACAATGGCTGAACTAGAAAAAGCTGCGCTAACCGCAAAGTCTTTTGATGATTTATTAGGCACGCTGCCCGCTACAGAGCGCAATAAAGTGCTTAATATCATTCGTAATCCTGAAACATGGGAAGGGCTTGTAAATACAGCCGCAAAAACATGGCCTAAACAGATTAGGGGAGGGCTTGTAGCTGGAAGTATAGGCGCGCAAAAAGATTACAGTAGAATTAACGCTTTAGCCCCACAAGAGCAGCCACAACAAAATCGAAACGCTTTAGCGAGATAACAAATGGATCAAACAATTTTTAATATTGCCGTCGCTGTAGCGGGGTCTTTAGGTGGTTGGTGGCTAAAAGTGCTTTGGGACGCTGTTAAGGACTTGCAATCAGCGGACAAAGAATTAGCTGAAAAAGTATCAAGCATAGAAATTCTTGTGGCGGGTCAGTATGTAAAACGCGATGATTTTGATAGAGTTGCTAACGCTATATTTGCCAAGCTTGACAAAATTATGGATAAGTTAGATACGAAAGCAGACAAACCATGATCCAACTATCGTTGCCCCATTTTGAGTTTTACGTTTGCTTTTGCAAGATGTACAACGCTCAAACTGATAATTGGCACAAAAAAGGTCTGCATATTCGTTTAGGCAGCCATGCGTATGCGCTTGGTAATGGCTGGCGCAACTGGAGAAAAGAAGCATGATCTACGTTATCTACCCATTCCTAGTTGTTTACAACCTATTGATGACGCTAATTGCCGTCATTTTGGCGCCTGTATTGCCTGTGTTTGCTACCCAGCAAGACGGTTGGCTAGATAACCATAGTATGTGGGGTCGTGGCCCACGCCTGCCGACTTGGTTAAACCTATTTATGACGCCTGACAATAGTTTGGACGGAGACGCTACGTTTGACCGCATCAATGGTCGTAGCTATTGGTCTAAGGTCAAGTGGCTTTGGCGCAACCCTGCGTACAGCGTTTGCTTGCGCTACCTTATCAATCCTTACTACACCCGTGTTTGGGGTGACAAAACCATAAAGGACAACGACAATGCGAAAGCAGGCTGGTGCTTGGTTCACGCTAATGGACTATTTCAATTTACTTCTGTTACCCCTATTGGTTATAACCGTTGTGTGTATGTTAATTTGGGGTGGAATATACGCGCTCTGATGGATGATGGCGTACCGGTTAAGCCCGATCCTTATCAAGCGACTTTCGTGTTTTCACCGAGAATAAGTGGCTACAGATGAAATGCTATAAGTCCAAAACCATGTGGTTTTCTGTAGCGCTAGTTATCTTTGGCGCTCTGTTGGACTATTTACCTGCATTGCAATCCATCATTGACCCTAAGTATTACGGCATCATTTTCGCCTCAGTTGGCGTAACCGTTGCGATTCTTAGGTATGTAACCAAAGAACCAATTAATCCATGAACCCCTTGCTATATGTTAAATTGGGACTCGCTTGTGCTGCTTTGCTTGGTTCTGCTTACCTTGGCTATAGCTTTGAACACAGTCGATTTATGGTTTTTAAAGCAGAAGTTGAAACAGTTGCAAGAGAGCAAGAAGCGAAAAACGAGTCTGTTCAAAAGCAACAAGCGTTAGTCAATAAAGGGATTGTCAATGAATTTCAAGCTAAGTTGGGTGCCTTGCGTAATCGTTATGACGGGGTGCAGTACACCAGTGGCAGTCAATTGCCCTCCCTTTCCAACCCCGCCGGAAGCATTAATGGCGCCCCCGCCAACTTTACCCTTGATTGCGCCATTACCACGCAGCAATTAGTAAGCCTGCAAGATTGGATTAGAGAAAGTGCTACCGTTAAATGAACGCTAATTTTGACGCTTGTTTAGCCAAGCTATTAGCCCATGAGGGAGGATTCAGTAATCACCCTTCCGATCCTGGCGGCGTGACCAACCTTGGTGTTACTGCTAGAGTATGGGAAGAATGGGTAGGACACCCTGTAGATGAGAAGCAAATGCGAGCGCTAACACCTGCGCTTGTGGCACCTTTATATAGAAAGAAATACTGGGATGCTTGCAGAGCTAATGAGCTTGTATCTGGTCTTGACTACGCTGTTTTTGATGTCGCTGTTAACTCGGGCGTTGGGCGCGCCGTTAAGCTTTTACAGTCGTGTGTTGGCGCTACTCCTGATGGCGGTTTCGGTAGCATTACTGCTGCATTAGTTAAAAAAGCCCAACAGGAAGATCCTGCTAGGCTTATTTCGCTTTACTGCGCTAAACGGCTCGAGTTCCTAGAATCCCTTAAGACTTTTATTATCTTTGGTAAAGGCTGGAGCCGCCGCGTAGCAGAAGTTAAGGCTGACTCTCTGGCAATGGCTCAAGGTACTTCTCAAGCCTAGCGATCCGCTGCGTTTCAAACGAGCATAGCGTTGAGTAATACTCAGCGTGGGTCTTATGCTCAAGATAGCTACGGCGGGCGTTCTCTAGTTCTTTAGCTGCTAGGGTTTTTGCTGATGGTGGGTTTGTCACCGCTAACCAAATTCTCTTTATTGCGTTCATTTTCATTCCTTTTCGTGATGCAGTCTTGGCAAAACCATTTATAGGTCAGACCGCTTGGGTTATTTACTACTTTTCCTGTCGAGTTGTTCTTGCGTTGTTGACAGTTATTGCAAGTTCTAGTGGTCATCTACCAAAGATCGAGTCATACACAGGCGTTAACGACTGCGTTGGTGGCACGTACATGGGTATTGGCGCCATAGGTGCCATGACCGTACCAACGGATTGACCTTGTGGGCCATAGACGTAGGTAGTGTTGCCTGATTGTTGGGCGTTACCCAAACTTTGACCTTGTGGGCCATAGAAATACTGCGTATTACCTGATTGCTGTACGGTGCCTAGGCTTTGACCTTGTGGGCCGTATAGGTAGGTTGTCTGCGCTTCGCAACGGGCGGGAGCAATAAGCGTTAACGTTATGCCTGCGCCAATAGCAATTCCAATAATGTAGTCTTTCATTTTTTAATTTCCTTAGTGATTACTTCACGATAAGCACGGATTGCGTCTTTAACGTCCTGACGCAATGCTCGCATTTCAAAATACATTTCTTCTGCCAATTTAGCCAAGTTCTCATGGCTCCATGACCTAAAATCAGGTGGCATCATGGCTTCACCGCCAAACTCATTAGCTCAATACGCTCACGGGATACCCGCAAGACGTTATAGCGCTGATGCAAGCGTTGCAGTACAGATGCGCGGCGTTCGTTTACTTTTTCAAAATCAAGCAAACCTAATACTTGTTCTTCGCTCATCATGGATAAAGCGTTATTTAGCGCGCGCCAACTTAGCTTCTTCATCGTTAATTTTCTCCTTTATTGCTTTCATTTCTTCAATAACTTTTGTTAAATTACGCGCTGCCATCCCATAATTGCGTACGCGAACAATGCTTTCTGCCTGTTTAACCTTCAATTTTGCCTTAAGAGCGAGCAATCTTTTCACTTTGTAGCCTTTCTATTTCTTTAATTAAGTCGCGGATCATTACTTCAATGTTGGTATCTGGCGCATATTCGCGAATGTCGTCAGCCAATTTCTTTGCTTCTTCTAGTAGTTTCATTTTTGTGCCTTTCTTAATTCATTAACGGCTTCTTTTATTTCCGATAATAAGTAATCAATACCATCGGCATCGCCACCGCCATTAACCCAAACCAAAGCAACTTCTTCCACTAATTTTCTGTCTTGATTGTTCATTTCTCTTGTGCCTTTATCAAATTTGCTAATGCTTTGTTGATAGGAATTGCTACAGTATCTGGGCATACATCAGAAGTTAAACTACCGCAAAACTTATGAGCCACAGTTAATGCTTTTAATGCCATTTCAAATAGTTCTTGTTGCTGGCGTAGCATAGTAACCGCTTCTTTTGTCCAAGTTTTAATTTCATCTGTGTCCATTTCCGACCAACTTAATTCATCAGCTAGTTCATTTGCGTTCATTTCAATTCCTCCAATGCAATATCACTAATAGCCCGTTTATCGTTTAGGGCAGCCCAAATCCTTTCGTCAATCGTTTTATTGGTGAGCAAAAGGTAAACCCATACGTCATGCTTTTGACCGCTGCGGTGCAGCCTGCCTACAGTCTGTTCAAACAACTCAAGACTCCACGGCAAGGATACAAAGACCATCTTGCACCCGCCATGCTGAAGATTGAGGCCATGTCCAGCTGACTTAGGGTGAATCAATAACAACTCAACCTTGCCTGCGTTCCAACGCTCAATAGCTTTGTCGTCATTAATTGTCTGTGCGGTAGGATACCGACGCTTGAGTTCAGCCAATTCCTCAATGTAGTTGTAGACAATGATGGTATTGGCGTGTTGGTTTTCCTCAATTAATTCGTCCAACATATCGAACTTGTGGGTGCTAAACCAAATAGGCGTTTTGCTTACGTTCATGCGTCCAGGCGTGTCCGACGCGGATGTAACCGTTTCGTAGACCCAACCACCTGCCATTTGCTGCAATTTGCCTGTGACTACGCCTGCGTTGACGGCGGTAATCTGCACATCTTTAAACTCAATAACAAAATCCTTCTTCATCTTCTCGTATGGGGCGCGGTCAACTAGGTCGCACTTCATCTCAACCACATGGCACGGCGGCAGCTTGTCAGCGTATTCGCCAGCGTCTAGCAAGAACGTAGCAGGCTTGATCCGAGCCATGACTTGCGCTAACGACCCTACCCGTGGCTCCCACTCGCCAAAGTCCTTGTTAACCAAGACAAAATACTGTTGCATAAACGCGCCTTTGGCACGTCCAAGCAGGTCTTGGTTGATGATCTTGCATTGACCGAACACGTCCTCAAGCCCGTTAGATGTAAACGAGCCTGTCAAACCCCAACGGATTTTGATTCTATCCACCACCTTAGCCAATGCTTTAAAGCGCTTGCCTGATGGGTTCTTGAGTTTGGTTAGTTCGTCAAACACGATGCCATCAAAGTCTAGCTCTTGCTCAGATAGCCATTGAATGTTGTCGTAGTTAGTAACTACTACGGGAAAACCCGAATGTAAAGCATGGGCGCGTTGTGCAGGTGTACCAACCGCTACGGCTAATTGCATATCGGTAGCCCACTTAGGTTGCTCTACAGGCCATACGTCAGTACAGACACGCTTAGGGGCTAGCACAAGCCATCGTTTAACAAAGCCATAGCGAAGCATATCTTGCATGGCTGTCAGCGTGATACAGGTCTTGCCAGCCCCAACTGGCGCCAAAATCATTGCTCTATCGTTTTCATAAAGAAAATCAGCGGCCTTATCTTGATACGGTCTAAGCTTAAGCATGACGGGCAAAATCCTTGTGGTATTTATGGCGCATGGTTTCGCATACGAATTTAGCTACAGAAAGGTCAAAATACTTACCAAAATGTTTTGTCTTGCCGTCCATTTGAAATTTAACTTCCCATTTCTTGTCGGCTTTATTCCAGCAAACACCTTTAACGCCTGACGTGTTGTCTTTACGCAACTTTGCGTTTCGCATATTTTCTAAGTGAGATGCGGCGCGTAAGTTTTCAATGCGGTTGTTGCGTGGGTTTCCATCAATATGATCTACTTCCGCAGGCAAATAGCCATGTTGTTTCCAAAAAACTAACCTGTGAAGCGCGTATTTTTTACGCTTATATGCAATAAACGTGTAACCAAGTGGATCTTCATTGCCTGCCTTAGCGCCTGCTGGCACCATAGCATTAGGTCGTTTACGCCAGTAAAACTCACCGTCGCGGTATTCAAACAATTCGTGTAATAGTATTAAGTTCATAGGTCAGCAATCCACTGCATAACATCCTCTTTTGTCCATAAACAAGCGTATTTTTGCTTCAATGACCACATTTCTTCAGAAAATAGCTCTTGTAACGGTGATAACACGCCACCTTTAGGACGCTTGATCTCTACAAACCAAGTGTCGCCATTAGGCAAACAAGCTATACGATCGGCCACCCCACGTTGGCTAATAGACTTGAATTTAAAAGTCTTACCGCCAATAGAAGCCACCGCCCAACAGAAGTATTTTTCAATTTCTGCTTCCCGTTCAACTTTATTTTTCTTTTCCATGTAAAAAAGTTTAGCACACAAATAAAATCTGTGGTAAAGTTTAATCTCAGTCAACTAAAGTAAAGGAATCAAAATGGAATTAACTAAACACTCCAACGTAGTGGGCGGTTCTACTGCCAAACGTGTCATCGGTTGCCCAGGCTCAGTAGCCTTGTGCGCCAAGATGCCCCCTAAGCCTTCTAGCAAATACGCTGACGAAGGCACCCTACTGCATAACGTCATGGACTTGATCCTGACTACCAACCAAACGCCTGAATCGTTTGCGGGTATGGAATATGAAGGTATTAAATTAACCCAAGAGCTTATTGACGAAAAGGTTTACCCTGCGCTTAGAGCCTTGGATGACATCGACCCTAATAAGGAAATGGAATATGCAACAGAAACACGCGTTGGCTTTGGCGATTTTCTTCCTGGGGTGTTTGGTAGTACAGATTTATTGGGTAGGATTGGTAAACGTGCCTTCATTCTTGACTGGAAGTTCGGTTCTGGTGTACCTGTACCTGCTGACGATAACCCGCAGTTAATGTTTTACGCGGCGGCGGCTATGCGTACACCTGAAGTTCAATGGGTGTTTGATGAGTGCGACGAGATCGAGTGCATCATTGTGCAACCACCATCTGTAAAGCGTTGGGTTACTACAACAAAGCGCATCAAAGCCTTTGAACAAGAATTAGCAATGGCAGTCAAGGTTAGCCAGATGCCTGACGCGCCATTGAATACAGGTGAGCATTGCCGTTGGTGTGCTGCCAAGCCAACTTGCCCTAAGATGACAGGCGCAGTTGACCGCGCTGTACACGCCCAGCTTGACATCCTCAATGTGGCTCAAATATCGAGTTACCTCAAACAAGCCGATATGCTTGAGCAATGGATTACAGACTTACGCGCCCTAGCGCATCAAATCCTAGAAGCGGGTAAACCCGTGCCAGGTTACAAGTTAGTGGCTAAACGTGCCATTCGCCAATGGGGTGATGAAGATCAAGCCTTGGTAGCCATGTTAAACGAGGGTATTCCTGAAGAAGAACTGACTACAGTTAAGGTAATATCTCCTGCTCAGGCTGAAAAAGTATTGAAAAAGCACGGCAAGCAATTGCCTGCCAATCAAGTAGTAGCAGTAAGCAGTGGCAGTACGTTAGCTGAGGAATCAGACCCAAGGCCAGCGGTTTTACAAATCGGGCAGCAACTTACCGCAGCCCTCTCTAAACTTCAATAAGGAATCAAATCATGTCTAATATCACTACATTTTCAGGTGCAAATCTCCCTTCAGTAAAGTCATTGGCTACAGCATTGCGTACCATTGAAACCGATGTTGGCGGTGCAGGCACCGTCATTATCAAGATGGACAAAACAGGTCATTGGGTATTCGGTGCAGATCAGACCGAAATCGAAGATGACTCAACATGGGCAGTTAATCCTTTTTCATTTGTTCAGGGCTACATTGCGTGGGGTGACGGTGAAGTATTGGCTGAAAAGATGGTTAGCGTAAGCCAACCATTGCCTGAACTCGAAGCAGCGCCTCCAGGTGCTAAAAAAGGTTGGGAAACTCAAGTTGGTATGTCTATCAAGTGCCTTGATGGTGAAGATAAAGGTATGGAAGCGCGTTACACCACAACGTCAGTTGGCGGTAAGAAAGCGGTTCAAGCCTTAGCTGTTGCTATTGCTACGCAAGTAGAAAAAGATCAATCTAAGCCAGTTCCAGTAGTTGAGCTTGGCA